ACGCACCTATGACGATAACACGCAAACATACGAAACCACTCAGGGTAATGCATTTACAATTGAACGCTTGATGCCGGTTCCGTACAAACTGACTCTTAAGTTGGATATATGGACATCCAATACCAATCAAAAAATGCAACTGCTGGAACAGATTGCAGTGCTGTTTAATCCAGCATTGGAAATACAAAGCACTGACAACTACATTGACTGGACCAGTTTGAGCATAGTACAGCTGGAGTCAACACAATGGAGCAGCCGATCAATTCCCACTGGCACCGATGATGCCATTGATATTGCCACAATGACATTTTCATTGCCAATCTGGATCAGTAGTCCTGCCAAAGTTAAGAAGTTGGGTGTTGTTGAACGAATCATTTCCAACATACATGATGCCAATGGTGATGCTGCCAACGCGGTCGTAGACAATGATTTATTGCTGGGCACACGACTGGTGATTACACCGTGGGAATATCAAACTTTGCTGATTGGCAATAAATTACAAGCATTACGCCCAAGTGCTGTGGTAGATCAACCCAACTCCAGTTTGACACCGCCCGACTCGCCGCCCAGCAATCTGTTGTGGACCGCATTGATTGGTGCATACGGCGTGCTACGGCCCGGCATTAGTCAAGTATTTTTAGAACAACCAGACGGCACAGAAGTTGCTGGCACAGTGGCCTATGACCCCAGCGACGATCGCTTTATGCTGTTTACCATTGATGAAGACACCAAGCCACAAAATACTCTATCGCCGGTGCGTTCAGTAATTGATCCGTTGCGCAGTGGCCCGGGCGCAGGGTTGCCGGCTGCGGTGGCAGGACAACGATATTTGCTGACTGAAAACACTGGCAGCGACAACGGTAATGCAGCAGCATGGACTGGCGCATCAGGACAGCCGTTGACGGCCCGAATAAACGACATCATTGAATACATTGATGGGCGTTGGCAAGTGGTGTTTGACAACACATCAAGCCCAGACAATGTACAATATGTCACCAACATCACCACTGCAATACAGTACAAGTGGACTGGCGTGACCTGGGTCAAGAGTTACCAAGGCCTGTATCCCGGCGGTCAATGGAGAATAGTACTTTGAACGCAGTTGGTGTTTGGTTTTACAGCGTCAGCACACAACGATATCTATATCTCATGCGCAATGACGCTCGGCATCCAGACTCGTGGGGTCTGCCAGGCGGCAAGATTGAAGAACACGAAACACTTATGCAAGCAATGATTCGCGAGTGTGAAGAAGAATTGGGCTCAATGCCGGATTATATAAAGCTGGTTCCCATTGAGAAGTTTACCAGTGCAGATGGTGGATTTTCATATCACACATTCTTTTGCAGTGTGCCTGCGGAGTTTGCACCAATTCTCAACAACGAACACATTGGGTGGGCTTGGATTGCCAGCGGCACATGGCCTAGACCCATGCATCCAGGACTGTGGTCAACTGTGAATTTTGATGCTGTGCGTAATAAAATGGCCACAGTTGAAAACGGCGTTCAAACGTCGCAATGAGTAACAAACTCGCGATAATTTATACACGCAACATTGGCATTTTTTTGCCAGTCTCGTGGCATGATAGTTTCTTCGCCGACCAATGTGAATTTAACTGACGGAAATGCAGCAATCACTGAATTCACATGTGACATCCATTCACTGGTAGTTCCTGGTGTCAAGTTGTTGTAACCCAACATAAAGATTTCTTTGTGTCCGTCAAATGCTGCCAGCCATAATACCAATGCTTCCATGGCCATCAGCGTATTGTACGGTATCAAGTAAAACTCACCAGGATTTACCAAACAATTTCGTGTGGTGGTGTACACAATGTTGTCGGTAGAATATCCGCGATCTAATATGTCTTTGAGAATCAGTTTGTCAATTTCAACAGCAAAATCCAATCGCATTTCTTTTGTGATGGCACCGGTTCCGTATGTTTGTAGTTTTTTTGAGCCCAGCAAGCCGCCGCGATGTCGTTCTAACTTTTTGTAATCAAATTTTTCTTTGTCAATGCCGCTGGCAATACACGCAGCTCGACCGCTGATGTGTTGATTGGCAATTGGATTGGCAACCCATTCTCTAGCTTGTGTTTTTTTGCCGCCGGACCATCGACTTTCGGTAATTACAAATTCGCCTTCGTAATCACTGCGATAGTGGGCTGTGATCATAACCGTCCAACAGCCACTTCGATAGTTTTTACATCAACAGAATCAATTGTTTCCATTGCCTTGCCGACCACACAGCCTGGTTTAAATTTCAAATTATCAATGGCCATAGCTGTTCCAGGAACTGTGCCGGTGACCAATACGGATCCTTTTTTCACAGGCCCCTGCACTCGACACGGCACACGACCGATCAAAGCAACAGCCACAGCATGAACGCCTTGCAAATGTGAATTCATCAAATAAGCAGGATCTGTGCTGACAACGCCAGCAACGGCTGTACTGTGGTCCACAGTAGACATTGTGACTTCGCTGTTGCCGCCAAATTCAATCACGGTGCCAGGAGCATATGCAGCATCAGCTAGATAATTTTCTGCCAAGTCAGCGTATTGTGCCGACGTTGCTTTGGCAAACACAGTGTTGAAACTTGAAGTAGCACTGCCAATGTTGGCAGTGGCATTGGCTGTTGGCATGATGTTGGAACCGACGTTGACATTACCAGTGCCATTAGGTGTCAATACAATATTAGCATTGCTAGCAGTGGTCTGAAGATCCAATTGACCTGAGTCTTGAATTGCACCACTTAAAATTAAATTACCAGCTGTGATGTTGCCGGTTGTTACTGTCAAGTTGCCACCTGTGATTGTACCTGTTACCGATACTGTGGTACCTGTGTGAGTAGTTGCATTGACATTGGCTCCACCTAGTACATTACCACCAGTGATGTTACCAGTGGCACTGAGCAATCCAGTCAGTTCTATACCGCCAGAATAAATGTTTGTTACAGTTGCTCCGCCTACATTTCCACGGATGTTGCCGCCACTGGCAATGATTGAAAAATTGCTGGTACCAGATGTAATTGAATTGGCACTTAGGGCACTGATTTGTGCTGTTACATAAGCCACTGTGGCAATATTGCTGCCGCCCACTGTGATGGCATCATGCACCCGCAAAGTGCCATTTGTGGTGTCCACAGTGATTTCAGCCAGGGCGCCTGTGAATGCTGCATTTTGTGCGTTGGTTCCGCGTCTGTATTGTACTTGTGAAGACATTTTAAATTCCTATATGCTATTTATGTTATTATGGCACGGTCTGTTACTCTGCGCCAATTTGTGCCGTCAGCAAAGGCCGGCACTGCTCCGCCAGATTCATTGGTCACATATATCATGGCGCCGGCCACTGTGGCGCTGGGCAATGTGCTGGTGGTATAACTGGGCAAAACAAACTGATCAGGGTAGATCAATCCTGACAAGACCAGTGTGCCAAGATCTGCTTCACTCTCCACGGCGGCAGTGACCAGCCCCAGATCGTCACTCAGGGTCACTGTTTCAGTTACTGTGCCAAAATCTGCGCCGTCTACAAAAATTTCACTACCAAGTTGAGTGCCAATGGTTATGGTATCTGTGGTTGAATCAATCACAATACTAATACCGCTGCCAGCTGTTAAAGTTAGAGTATCGGAAATTGAGTCTGCTACTGCACTGTTTCCGCCAGTGACAGTGACGTTACCGAACGAATTAATGCCAGATAGGCCGGCGCCGTTGCCCAGAATATTGTTACCGGTGATATTGCCTGTTACTGATACTGTGGTACCGGTATGCGTGGTTGCATTGACATTGGCTCCGCCTAGTACATTACCACCGGTAATGTTGCCAGTAGCACTGATCGCTGCTGTTGTTTTGATATCTGTAGTTACAATGCCACTTGACAGGTATGAAGCAACATTGGCATTGGCATATGTCTCAGGCAGGCCAGTCAGTTGTGATCCATTGCCTAAAATATAACTACCAACGACGTTGCCAGTGGCACTGACCAGGCCAGTTACATACGATCCAGTTGATGCAAACGCAGCAATTTGAACATTGGCCACGGTGACATTGACATTGGCATTGTTTAGCACTGTTATGTTGCTTGTGCCGTTGGAAATTGAATTGCCACTGGTGTTGAGTTCAAATGTCAGTGCAGTGGTTCCAATCACAATGGGATTGTCTGTTGTTAGTTTCCACTGTGTGTCAGCATAGATTGTACCTTCGGTCACCATGACAATCATGCCGGCAAGGATTTCTCCTGTTTGATTGCCGTCGCTGGTTCTTTCCCAGGTGCCGTCAGATCCCACACCCACTACAGTTACATCATATAACCCGTTTTGACTGGCTGTGGTTTGACCCGTTACCAATACACGATCGTTCAAGACCAAACTGACACCGTCGACCACTGCTGG